ACGGGCAAGCACTACGTCTACAACCGCGAGCGCTTCTCGTACATGGATACCCGCCGTGCGTCTGGTGCGAACTCGAAAGAGGTCAATATGACGCTCACTACGGGCAATCCGTACTACTGCGAGGATCACGCCCTTAAGCAGTTCGTCGCTGATGAAGACCGCGACAACGCTCCGGCAGGAATGGACCCGTACATTGACGCGACCGAGAACGTCAAGGAGCGCATGCTGGTAGCGCGTGAGAAGGAGCTTGCCACCATGCTCACCGACACGGCGCAGTTGACCCAGAATGTCACTCTCTCTGGCACCGACCAATGGAGCGACTACGACAATTCGGACCCGCTCGACGATATCGAAACCGCCGCGCAGACCGTACAGGCAGCGATCGGCTTCCGGCCGAATACCGCCATCATGGGCCAGCAAGTATGGGACAAGCTCAAGTACCATCCCGTGCTCCTGGAGCTGTTCAAATACACCCGTGGCGGTCAGGTGACGATGGAGCAGCTTGCCGCCCTCATGGGCGTCGAGCGCATCCTTCTTGGCAAAGCCTTTTACCAGACCGCTAAGGAAGGTCAGACGGAGGCTACCTCATTCATCTGGGGGAAGCACGTCATCATGGCCTATGTCGCGCCTCGCGTCGCTCCGAAGATCATGACCCTCGGCATCAACTACCTGTGGCAGGGTAAAACCCTCCAGGTGAAGCGACTGCGGGGAGTTGACGAGGACGACCGCGAGGGCACTTTTGTCCGCGTGGGCGGCTGGTACTACGACGAGAACATCGTCACCGCGGCGGCAGGATACCTTCTCAAGAATGTCGTAGCGTAGGCTACTACGTTGTTGATTAACTACTTTTACTATAGAATGTGGTGGATTAAATCTAGACGCCACATTCTATGGAAAGAGAGTGCAGAGTTTGTGGGCACTCATTCAAAAAGCCCATCAACTGTTCTTTGAAAGAGTGGCACACCCGAAGAAAGACATGCTCCAAAGCCTGCGCTGACATCCAGCGTAGAAGTCAGAAAGGATGGAACAAGGGCCATACGAAGGCCACCCATCCCAGTGTCGCTATAGCAGCAATGAAAATACGCCGAGATTTCCAGACAGGACGGCGTTTACCATGGTCGAAGGGACTGACTGGTAAGAAGCATCCACTTTTCGGATGCACGCTTACCCCCGAGCATCGGGAAAGAATTGGTCTCGCAAATCGCGGTGACAAACACTGGAACTGGAAGGGCGGGCTTACAGAGCAGGTTCATCGCCTTAGAAATCAGTCGGTATACCAACATTGGCGACAGCAGGTCTTACAGCGGGACGGGAGCAAATGCCGAAAATGTGGAGTAGCTAGTAATCTCCACTGTCACCATATCCGCAGCTTTCGATATCATCCAAAGCTAAGGTATGATGTTGGAAACGGTATGACCTTATGCGCCTCTTGTCACCAAAAAGAACATAGACATTAATCAGCGCAGCAGGCGGCGGGGTTCGCTCCGCCGCAGGCGCGATAACTCACCCCTACTATGGGAACTTACTACAGAAAGAACCTTCCGGTATCAGCACCGGGGTTCCGTATTCCGCGAAAAGCAGCCCGCAATGTGGTAAACGGCAACGTTGTTCCTGAGATCGCCGTTGCGACCTTTGATCCGAGCGCCAATGCCGCCCAACGGGCAACAGCGGCACATGGGCTCGGCGTATATCTTCCCGCAAAGGCAGTCATCACCCGCGTCGTCATCGACGTGGTGACGACCTTCACCTCTGCGGACGACAGCGCGACGATCGCCCTGCATGCGCAGAGCGCGAACGACATCGTTTCGGCCATTGCCATCTCGGACGCGACGAACGTTTGGGATGCCGGGCTCCGAGGCTCCAAGATCGGTTTTCCGAACTTTGGGGCCGATGCCGCGCATGACAGTGCCGTTGAAGTCGCCGCCCTCTTTGCCGGCTCAATGCTCAAAGTGACCGCAGAGCGTGAGATCACCGCGACCGTCGCGGTTCAAGCCCTTACGGCTGGGAAGGCAAACATCATCGTGGAGTACGTTGTCAGTAACTAAACACACCTATGAGCAAGCACTATGCCCTCTCGACCATCAAGCACGGCGGACGCCTCTACTTCCGCGGTGACGAGCTTCCCGGTCTCACAGCGGACCAGGTGGCAGCACTTGGCCTGGCTGTCTCGCCCGAACCTCCGAAGGAGACGGGAGAGGAACCCGTCGCCGAGGCCGCTCCGCCTGTTCCTGTACCTACCCCTGAGCCAGACACGACAGACGATCCTGATGGGGTAGCGATCAGCGACCCCGATACCGGCGAGGAGGAACCAGTCGCCGCGCCACCAAAGAAGAGCAGGGGCCGCAAGCTCTAGGACGTTAGCTCTGCCGCGAGGTTGAGATCGCGGCAGAACCTAGCGCCCTATGTCACTCGATCCCGTTACAAACTTCGCCAAGACCACGCTCGCCTCGGGAATCACCCTCGGGGCGACATCAATGACCTTTGCTTCCGGTGGTGCCGCAAAGTTCCCCGATCCTGATACGGACGGGGCATTCAACGTCGTCATATGGAACAGCACCGACTACCCCGACCCTGCCGACGATCCTGAGCACGAGATAGTACGCGTCACCTCATCTTCCGGCGAGGACATGACCATAACGCGCGCGCAGGAGGGCACAGCCACGGCTGCTCACAACGCGAACGGAAAAACCTACAGCGTCATCCTCGCGGTCACCAAGAAAATGATCGAGGACGTGGGCTCCCTCGTATCCGTGGTCGTCCCTTCCGGCTCCATGAACGGCGTGAACACCAGCTTCACCATTCCAACCGGCAAGACCCTACTGCTCCTTGTTCACAACCGCATGGTCCTGATCGAAGGCGCTCAATGGGATTTCACCTACTCGGAACCGACCATAACCTACGCGTATCCACCAGCCGAAACCGACAAGCACTACGCCCTTGTGATTTAATAGCATCGTAACTTCTTTCTATGGCGATCAAGAGAACAGCAATAGCCCTCATCGCGGCGATAATAGCGCTCGCTCTAGGCATGCTTCTCATTCCATGGAGAGTGGAAGCGCAGCCTGCCTGCCCAGTACGAAATGGCTGCACTGGAACGTCAACGCTCCCCGGCTACGGAGAGGTATTGGTGGGAAATGGAAGCGGCATCTATGCGCCAAAAGCCACTTCCTCGCTCGGGATTCAAACCGGCGGCCCGACCTCCACGAACCCGATCATGGGCTCATATGTGAACGCCACCGGCTCTGCTACATCGACTTTCTCCGCTCTTTCGGTCTCAACAGCATTCAATCTCTTGGGTGAGTACGTCACGAACCTGACGACATGGGTACGGGGCAAGATTGACGCCTATCTCTCCGGCGGCCAAGGCATCACCTACAGCTCGGGAGCCATCTCCTTTGACTGCTCAGAGGTGGAAGGCACGGGCATCAACTGCTCGGGCGAGAACGTCACCCTTGATGCCACGGGAGACTGGTCAGGGACGTTCGACGGAGCGGAAGGCAGCTCGTATCTGGCCCGCACCAACCACACGGGCACGCAGGCCGCCTCGACCGTTATAGGCGGCACCTTCGGCGCCGGATCATTCGTGTTCCCGTCCGGGAGCCTCACAAGCCTCGGATCGTCCACCTTCCAGGACCTCACCGCCAACCGCAGCACGACCAGCCAGGCGACCACCACGAGCCTGCGCACGGCCACGCTGGGGGTCGGCAGCGACTACCTGACCGACATCACCGGCAGCGGCCTTCAGCTCGCGTCAGGAGCCCTCACGCTAGACGCGACGGGCGCGTGGACAGGCACCTTCGACGGCTTGGAGGGCTCGGCCTACCTCGCCAATTCCTTTTCCACCACGAGCGCCGACGTGTGGAAGGGCTTGCGTGATTTCTTCTCTACCACATCCGCGAACTTCTGGGAAACGCAGCAGACGGCGCGAACGGCCGATGACCTGACAAACAACTCGATTGAGGATTTAAGCGACGTCACCGCCATCACCGAGGACTATGGTGATCTCCTCTACTGGACCGGCTCAGCATGGGATGGCAAGGCAACCTCCACACTGGGCATCTCGTGGAATAATCTCGCTGACATCCCCGCCGGATTCGCTGACGGAACCGACGACACCGGCGGAGGAAGCGGCACCGATGTAAACTGGACCCACGTCATTGCAGGGAACTACAACCGGCCTGCTACTTCCACATCTGGCATGATCGTAAACGGTTCTTCCACCTTCTACACGCTTAAGACAGGCTCAACCACGATCGACAAACTCACCGTCTCAACGTCAAGCACATCCACCATAAATGGTTCGCTCCAACTTGGGCCTACCGCGGGCGACAATGGCGTCAAGTGGACGGCCACACGAAATTACGGCGGCTCTTCCTCGGTAGGCGGAGGCTGGAACATCAATTTTGGCGACTTTGCTGGCGGGTTCAACATTTATAGCAATTCGGCGACCGGCTCGACCCGCGTTTTCTCCCAGCGCTGCGACAATGAGGACATGGATACGCAGTGCTTTCATCTCGAGAGCGACAGTGACAGCGTGACCGCCTTTAACTTCCTCGCCGCACCCAATGGACAAGGCGCACTCAAATGGTCGCCGAACAGGAGCGGAGATTCCAACTCCGCTGCCATGTCTTTTGATGGAACGGTAAACGATTATCGGGGACAAATACTCTTCGCCTTGTGCTCCGCCACATCCACTAAATGTATGAATTGGCGCACGGCCACCGGTACGGAAATCTTCACGTTAAACCAGCATGGCTATCTCGGGCTGGCATCCTCTTCCCCATGGCAGCGCCTTTCTGTTGTTGGCAATGCTTTTGTCAACGGCGAGGCAACGACCACCGGAGTTCATAATGTCGGATCGCTTCAGATCAACAGCGAGCTATTTACCGACCTGACCGGAAGCGGCCTCACGGTTTCCGGCGGCGCTCTGACCTGCGCCACGGCCAACGGCTCTACCTTCGGCTGTCTACCATCTGCTGACTGGTCAGTCTTCAACAATAAGGTTTCCTCGACCTCCATCGACACGATGGCCGAGCTTGACAGCCTCATCACCACACTTGACCTCGCAGGCGCGTCAGCGGGGAACGTGCTGGGATTCGATGGTACAAACTGGGTGGATATGAGCACCAGCTCCTACATCCTCTCGGGTGAAATCGACACCTCTTCGGAATTGGCTGGCATATTGGGAGATGAAACAGGAACCGGTAACGCCGTCTTCCATACCAATCCATCATTTGCTGGTCTTACCGTCTCATCAGGCGACATATTCTTTCAGGGCCTAAGCGACGGATGCCTTGAGGTACAAAGCGGAGAAGTCGTATCCAGCGGAGCCGCTTGCGGTACGGGAGGCGGATCACAGACACCGTGGACGAGCGCCATCAACGGTGCCGGGTTTGCTTTGAACAATGCCGGTGTGGTGACTGCCGTCCGGTTTGTCTCCACATCCACCGCGGCAACCAACACTTCGCAAGGGCCATCCCAATGGACGGCAAACGCCAACTACGGAGGCAACAACCCCGGCGAAGGCGTCATAGGTGTGAACATGGGGAGCTTCTCTGGCTCGGCAATTTCCATTCACTCAACAAGCGCTGCTGCCGCTGGCGACGCCGAACTCCTGCATATCGAACAAACCAACGCGAACCACGCAAATGAGATTTTGAAGATTGAAAATGCATCTACGCAAGGTGGAGCAGAAGACATCTATGTCGTTTCCCCAGTGCCCGACATGGTATTTTGCGACAATACCGACAGCGCCAACGACTGCGTGGAGTATGAGGTAGATAACCATGGCACCCTCGTATTCAACTCCCGCAACTCCGCCGACACCTCCTTTGAACGCAACGTGCAGATTGCTGCCGCCAGGTTAGGAGGCATGGTGTGCCTCGGCGGAGCTTTCGACTGCCCTTTCCTTACTTCAAAGCTCACTATCGTTGGCACTTCGACCTTGGACTTCCTGGACATCAACCGTGTCGGAGACACCACCGGCGGCGGAAACGTGTTCACCGTCGCTGCGAATCAGAATGTCGGAGTTGGCTCTACGACCCCGTGGGGGTCGCTATCGGTGGTAGGAACTTCGACACAACCCACCTTTGTCGCAGCATCTTCATCTGGCGCTTCGATGTTCACCATACAGGGTGCAACATCCACTTTCTTCACCGATTTGAAGATCGATACCACGACGGGCCAGCTTATCCTTCCTTTCTCCCCGAACCCGACCGTTGCCAGTGCCGGTGAGATAGCTATTGACACCTCCTCCACTTCGGTACGTTTCGCCACCTCATCAAACAGCACGGCTAATCTCTTCTACGAGACAAGCAAGACATTCACCTACGCGACCTCCACGAGCCCAACCGGCTCCACCACCATCACTTTCGCCGGAGATATCCGAGCAAATACCGTCACTCGCATTGGCTGCACTACAAACAACGGGGGGACCGCGATGGTTCGTCTAGGAGATGGCAACGCCTCGACCACCGGCATCACCAGCGGGAACTCCGCAACCGCCACGACCTTTACCCCACTGACCATAAACAACGTCTTTGGTATGAGCGAGATTAAATACTTCAATATCGGAAATCCGACCGGCTCATGGACGCAGATAACTTGCACCGTCGGGATAACCTACCAACCGTAATATGGTCCGCTCCATTCAACAAAGTACCGCTGTCATCCTGATATTTGTACTCTGTACGTATCTATATCTGATCGAACCCAAGAAAGCTCAGGCTGGGCCAGGGACGTTTACCCTCGTTGCCAATACTTCCGCATCCGGGATCAGCGGCGCTACGACCGGCTCGATAGATACGACCGGGGCAGACCTTATCGTAATTGGCTTAGCGGTCGATGACGGATACAACGGCACCCCGACCGACAGTAAGAGCAACACATGGACACAAGCAGCCAGTTCGTACACGCAAGGAAACGTTCGAGTGCGGCTATGGTACACCGTCCCTTCGTCCACCGGATCGGGGCATACATTCACCTTCTCGGGTACGCCCGTAGGCAGTATGTTCGTTGCCGCGTTCAGCGGTGCCGCGCAATCCTCCCCGCTTGACCAACAAAACGGGGCAAACGGCTTCGGCTCCTCCCTTCAGACAGGTTCGATAACACCGACCGAGAGCAATGAACTGGTTGTCTCGGTATACAGCGCTAACGCTGCCGCAAGCCCCATGAGCGTCAACAGCGGCTTTACCGAAACGAACGAGATAGATTTCGGCTCCGGCGACCATTACGGCGGGACAATGGCCTACCTTGTTCAGACCACTGCCTCGGGGGTCAACCCCACTTGGTCACGCACGGGGACGAATGGACAGGCGGCAACCATCGTTTCGTTCAAAAACAATCCAGCCGTGGCCGTGCCGGTGCAAAACATAATCACTTTTTGGTAGCTCCACCACATTCGATCAACATGAACGAAGACTTCGGCCGCGCAGAACGAGACATGCTTATTGAAGTCCGGACTGAGGTGCGGGCAATCGCTTCCGATGTCCGCGAGCTGAAGGACGATACCAAAGAACGGCTCATCAAACTTGAGGAGGCGAAACTCTCGAAGGAAGATGCCGCACGAATGAAGACCGAGGCCGACGCTCTTCACGCCGACCATGAAGCCCGTATGAGGCGACTGGAACGATATGGCTCGGCAGCCATAGGGGCGCTCGCTATTATCCAATTCGCGTTAAACTACTTCAAATAGCATGCTCTACGGCGGCTTTTACGGCAGATCAGCGCTCGGAGGGACTTTCCCCGGCATGTTGGAAAGTATCGTCAGAGCCGCGGCGCGCAAAGCTGTCGTGCTCTTGCGGACCATCGGCTCGCGCATCCAGTTATCTACGAGAAGGGATCGTACTGTGCTTTAATTTACTTATGCGCACACTCTCCGCAATCACAGAAGATTTCATCAAACTGGAGCGCACCAGGCTTTCGGCTGATATTGCGGCCGGCACCAATGTAACCCTCCCCTTGGAAAGCAGCGATGGGCTTTCGGCAAACGACTTTATCGTCATCGGCTACGAAGGGAATGAGCTTGCGGAACTCCAGCAAATTAACCAGTCGGTGTCATCGGACACAGCCGCCCGCGTGGCCACGCTCAAATTCAACCACGTTAAGGGCGAGCCCATAACGAAATACCGCTACAACCAAAGGAAATTTTACGGCTCTCTGACAGAGAACGGGTCATTTACTGAACTGACCGCTGACGGCTCTCCCAAGGGCATTCAGGCCGATGATCCTCAAGGCACGCTCTTGGAATATACGGGAGACGAGGGTTATCTCTATTTCAAAGCCATTTACTACAATTCCGTGCAGGCGCTCGAAACGGATATCGCAGACGCAGTGGCCGTCTATGCCGATGAATCACTTCGGTACACGTCTCTCTATCTCATCCGCAAGCATGCGGGAATGGTAGGAAATCCCTACTACTCCGAATTGCTCCTAGAGGTGAAGCGCAAGCAGGCCGAGAACGAGGTCCAGAGCGCACTTGCCGGCCGGTACACTCTGCCTTTGGCCGAAATTCCGGCGCTTATCCAATACGTCACTACGATCCTCGCCGCCGGGTACATCGATTACGAGGAATTTGGAAAAGATGGCGAAGGCGTCAAATGGCTCGCCGAGGGCCGTGCGATCCTCAAGGGCTTCCAGAAGGGAGAGCGCCTTCTGATCGGGGAGGGTGGCACCGAGCTGGCCAGGCGCGACAATGCCGACCGTCTCTCGGGCATCCCGAACGACAGCACGACCGAGGAGCGCATTTTCAAGATAGACGACCGCTTCTAGCCTATGCCTGCCTACGTCCAATGGGAGATCGAAGGGAAGCAGGAGCTGAGCCGCAATCTGCGCTCGCTCTCCCTCTCCATGGACGAGTGGCGCGAGGCCCTGGGGAACTCCGCCAATCTGCTGACGCGCACTTTCTCGGAAGACGTGTTCGCCACCAAGGGCCGCGCGATTGGCACGCCGTGGCGGCCTCTGTCGCCTGCTACGGTGGCTCGCAAGGCCAGGAGCGGACAGACCAGCGATCCCTTGATTGGCACGGGGGCCATGAAGAGCGCCTTCCAGTCGCGGGTGTCGAGCAAAGAGGCGGTAATCAGCAACCCAACTCCTTACTTCCGATATCATCAGAGCAATCGGCCACGAACAAGCAAGCTGCCAAGACGCGCGATGATGCGCCTGGCCAACCAACAGAAGGAGCAGATAGTCAAGGAGTTTCAAAAAGTATGGATCGATAAGCTGAAGGCAGTATGAACTATGCAGACCCCGTAATTGAGAAGTATTTTGACCTCATAAAAGCCAATACGGGCGTCTTCAAAGCCTATTTCCAAGGCGATCCCATTCGCGTCCCCGCCAGCATGCTCCCATGCCTCATCATCTCCAAAAGCGAAACCCGCGTAGGGCCGCACACGAATGCGGAAGACGAACACGGCATACAACTCGTGGCTACCGTCATTTCCGATGTTCGCTCCGATCTTGCCGACAACAACCGGACGGTGATGGGGATATCCACCCTTTACGACATTGTGGAAGGACGCAATGCGGATTATTCTTTGAAGAGTAATTCCCTACTCAGCATTCTCCGGGAAAATATCAACGTTGATACTGCTTTAAATCTGCGCACTGACCTCGGCAGCATCACCCGCGTCGACTACGGCACCACGCGGCAGCGTGATCCTGAAAACTGGTCGATCGAAGCAGAGATCCAATTCGTGGCGCACTTTACACAATCACGAAATCCATAAATATGAAGGTTTCAAGCCGCAAATCAGTGCATTTCCCGCAGTATAATTGGGGCATTAGAAAGGGCGAAGAACGAGAACTCCCGGATGATAAGGCGGCCCAGAAGAACATTTTAGCCCATTCTGCCATCAGTGAAGTAAAGGAGGCAAAAAGCAAAAAGGATTAATTATTAAACCTATTTTTTATGGCCAAGATTAGCGGAACTCAAGTCAACGTCGGCATCGGCATCGAAAGCACTCCGGGCACGGCGGTAGCAGCAACGATATTCCCGCAGTGGAGCGAGCTTTCCCTCCAGGCGGTATCCGAAAAGTCGCCGTTCAACTCGCAGCGCGGCAAGCGGAACATGGCAAGCAATTCCATGATCCGTCGCCGCTACTCGCAGGGAACGATCGCGGCGGTAGCGAATATCGAAACCGCGGCATACTTCTTCGACCTGGCGCTCGGCTCCAAAGCCACTACGGGACCTTCCGACAGCGCGTACACGCACACCTTCAGCGTGCAGAACACCAACACCAGCATGAAGACCGCCACGATCCTCGTGGAGCGCGGCGGGGAGGTGACAGAGCGCTTCGCCAACTGCGTCTGTAACTCCCTCAATCTGGAGGTATCGGATGACTATGCCACCATGTCCATGGACGTGATCGGCGGCTTTCCCGACACCGGCACCGTCACCGAATCGTTCACCCAAGAAACGGAGTTCGCCTATCACCAGATGACAGCGAAGTTCGGCACTTCGTTCTCGAACGCCGCCGGCCAGTCCGCAACCCCGCTCAAGAGCTTTTCCCTTACAATCAACAACAACATCCTCTTGGACGAGGCATTCCTCTCCGGTGCGAACACCCCTGTTGCCGGTGGCCTCATCCCAGGGCGTTTGCAGATCACCGGCAGCTACTCGCTCCAATTCAGCGGCGCCACTGAACTTGATAAGTACAAGGCAAACACCCTTAACTCGCTCATCGTCGAGTTTACAGGCAATCTCATCGGCTCCACGTCACAGGAGAAGATAACCATCAAACTTGCCGACCTCATCCTCACATCTCCTCCGGTCGAGGTGAACTTGGACGGGCTTGTGATCCTCACTCAGGAGTTTGAGGTGCAATTTGATTCTACCGACAGCGAGATTTCTGTGGTTGTCGTCAACGATAACGCGGGAACGAACTATTAATATACATCTGCCATCCTATGGATCGACCGACAAGAGAGTTCAAAACCACCAACGGTCATAACGTGACGATGTATGACTACGTTACGGGCTCGGAAGCGCGGGCGATTAAGGCTGTCCATCAGAAGCCCTCAACAGAAGGCAAAGCGACCGAGGATGCGGCGCATGACTATGCCCTAAAGACCTTGGTACTCTCGCTTGATGGTAATTCGGAGGACCTTGTTAACCGCATTCTCGATCTGCCCCTACAAGATTTCGCTGAAATCACAGCCGCCCTTACTGAGCTTCTCGATCCTAAAAAAAAATAGTTGATGCTCTCGCGGCGTATGCGGCAGGCAGCATCAAGGATGAGATGATTGCGGTGGCACTATGCGAAAGGCTCGGATGGGATTTCCATACCTATATGGCACAGCCGACGTGGTTCATCGAGGCGCTGATCGAGAAGATGAAGATCGACGCCCAACGAGCAGCGAAGAAGCAAAAATGATCTAACGCACTATGGCACTCTTTGGATCAGACGAACAATCGCTCACCATCGTTCTTCGAATGAAGAACGAATTTTCGAAGGCACTGGATGAGGTTGAGGGCCAGCTCACAACGCTGAAGCCCACCTTCCAAAAGCTGACCGCTGCTGGCAGCATAGCCTTCGGCGGCATCGCCTTGGCAGCCAAGAAGTCCGTGGATGCCTATCAGGAGAACGAGGTCGCGGTATCTCGGCTCTCACGCATCCTCAAAACCTCCGTTGATGCGTCCGACGATCAGATACAGGCCCTGCTCGATCAGGCGGAAGCCTTGGAGCGGGTGGGCGTAGTTTCCGCCGATGTCATCAAGACCGGCCAAGGCACCTTTGCAACGTTCGACCTTCAGGCTGAATCGATCCAGAAGTTGACGCCCGCCTTTCTCGATATGGTGGTCGCCGAACGAGGAGTGAACGCCACCACCGAGGACATGATCAGCTTCGCTAACGGCCTTGGCCAAGCGCTCCAGGGCAATTTCCAATCGCTCACCCAGCGAGGCTTCATCCTCGACGAGGACACCAAGAAGCTCGTGAAAGAAGGAACGGAGACCGAACGGGTTGCCGCGCTCGTGCAGGTGCTCAACAGCACCTATGAAGGAATGAACGAGACCCAGCGCCAGACGTCAGCGGGCATGGAAAAGGGTCTGATGATGACCTTCGGCCGGATGCAGGAGGCACTCGGCGAAGGGCTCGTGCCGGTGCTTCAGGAGGTCTCGGCCAAGCTCATGCCCGTCATTACCACCATTGGCGACTGGATCGAGAAGAACCCCGAGCTAACGGCGAAAATCGTGCTCGCGGCCGGCGCGGTTGCCGGCCTGGTCGCGGTCGTTGGCGCTTTGGGCCTTGCG